GTTTGTAGTGTATGACCCTCCACCACTAAGACCACTGCTTGCACTTACAGTTATAGTAGCGTTATATACTGTACCCCCAGAACCAACATAGCTAATAACCCCTGTACTTGAGTCGTAACTTATATCACCAGTACCACTAATAGCCCCTCGAATATTAGCATCGGTTACTTTAGCAAAAGTAAACACCCCAGTATTATTGTCGTAAGTTAATGCGCCGTAACCTGTACCGCTGTCTGTAGCAGAAAAATCAGAAAGGCTTGCACCCCCTCCGATAGCTACTTCACCTACTGTACCGTTACCATCCATATACACAACTTTAGTTGCCCCATTTGATAGAACAAATGTACCCGCACCTTGTTGGATAGTTACGTCTTGGAGGCCGCTGCCCCCATCAGTAGTTGCGTTTTCTATATAGTATATTTTTTCGGCATCTGCGGGAAGCACGGTAATTGTATGCGCTGCACTAAGAGAGCCAGTAAGTCTTATATACCTATACATACCTTCAGACAGAGTACCGTCTGTAGTTTGTAAATTAGATGTTGTCCCCGATAACCCTAGATCAAATACACCGTTCACAGAACGGTCAATAATGTCCATGTTAGTATTTACAGTTTGGCCCCATGTACCTGACTGTTCACCAGAACCGGGTTTTTCAATACCAGAGTTTTTTGTAAACGTACTTGGCATGTTAGCTCCTTACGGCGAATTAATTATATCTGTCCAGTTGGGGTTTTGGTTAGGGTCAATAGGGAACCACAAGAAAGGGTTACCAATAACACCTGTACCATTTACCCCCACAGGAAAAACATTTGCGGCAGCAGAAATAGATGGGTTTCCTATAACCCCTATACCACGTACCCCTGCAACATCTATTGCTGTGGATACTTCAGTACTTGCAGACATAGGAGCCGCGCTAAAAGCACTATCCGAAAATGCAGACACTTATTCGACCTCCTTATGCCTGTGATTCAGACCATGAAATACGTCCTGAAGTAATCAACGGGTTAGTCGTACTAACTGTAGATGCGTCTTCAGATAGAGTTGCAACAACTGTTAGAACGTCAGGCCCATCTGGATACACCCCATCTCCACCAAGGATTGAGTTGCCAAGTGTAGCTAGTTCACCAAGGCTTTCAGTCGTTAGTACTGGAGTACGGTTTGATGTACCAGAACCACCCGCTGCCTCAAAGTTGTAAACTGGCTGGCCTCCTTCAATAGTGTCAGTGTTGGCGTGAATAATAAGTTGACTCAAACTTGGGTTTGTTACCCGCTGCCAGTCATTTGTAGACAACGCCCCGTTAACAACCAATCTAACCGTAACAGCGTGAGTTGAAACAACAGACACCTGATTAAGAATCAACTGCATACGGTTAATAATCTCTCGCTCACCAAGGAACCCCGGTGCAGAAGTATCAACTGACGGAGCCAGACGGATACTAATTAACGGTACGTCTTTAGTGGGAGAGATAGCGGAACCCGCTTGCCCAATTGTATATGATGAGTAGCTACCGCTGGTTCCTGTGGGCTGGTTGTTAATCCACAATAGCCGTCGATAGGCACCGCCATTATAATTTGGGCCAGTGAAAGTATAAATTCCGCCCCAATAAGGCTGATATGGCTGATATGATTGCAGTTGACCTGCTGGTACAAGTGGATTTGCAAGTTCTGTATTTGCTGGAATATTTACACCACTACTAATCACTGTACCTGCCGCCGCAGAGTTCAATTCTGAATCGTAATTTTGTAAATCAAGAGCATACCCTATAGGCTGTATCCCTTTTCTTGTATACGCATAATAGTAACCAGTCTGGGATACTCTTGCATTTGTAGTTTGGCTATCAGCACCAGTAAGAGTGATGTTGTTAGATGAAGCGTTAAAGATATACGCTTTGTCTGGATCAAACTTACCGTCCATAATAACTGATGTACCCCAGTGTGCTAGAGCAGGTACGTATGTTGGTTGGCCTATGTTTTGAATTTCGTAACGAGCAGGCATGTTACCAGAACGCATAAATGCTTCTGTTTTTACGTTACCGTGTACAAATTGGTGTACATACTTAACATCACCATTTTGATCTTTAAATCCAAAGCGAACTTTACCAGCACCATACCAAGAGTAATCAAGGTAAGCCATTTGGATTTTATGGATATCTAACTTAAATCCTGTATAGCCTGTGCCGTCACAAGTATCTAAATTCCACTGGTCTTGTGGTACTCTTGTGGTTTCAATGATAGTTATAATTGCTCCAGATATATCTACACCTCTATAGCTAGGTGCGATGTGCATTTCAGTATCTGAATCAATTCTTGTTATTCGATACGTTTGGCCTTTAATAACAATATTATCATCTACACTAACCTGAGTTAAGAAGTGTGTGTTTGTACCTAAAACTTGTCCAGATCGGAAAGTCATTTGCACTGTACCACTAATTTGCCGTGTAGCACTTCGTCTACAGCAATTTAATGTGCTTCCAGTGTATTCAAAGAACAAACCATTTTGATCGTCAAACAACCCGCAACGTAGGTTGCTTCCAGTCCAAGAACGAACGTAATACTCTACAACCCCAGAGGCTTCTGAGTTAGAAGGTGTGCCGTCTAAAGTGACAGTAAAGCTATATGGATCAGGAACTGTTTCTACATTAAAGTCGCCATTCCATAGAATTTTTTGGTTGTTGTTCGGGTCTACACTTGTAGGTGCAGGGAACCCCATAGCATCGTGTACAGTACAGTACACATACAACTCTGGTGCAGAAGATGGAACTATAAACTCTACATAAGCACCAGCGTTGCCGGGGCTACCAACACGTGTCACACCCGTGGTGTACTCTACAATTCCTGTCGATGTGGTTAGCGCATTTGCATCTTCAGAGAATGCAAGAACATGAGTTGCATTTGAGGTATCAGATACGTCAAACCTATAGGTACGTCCTTCATAAAGAGTGTACGATGTAGGTAAACCACCATCAAAGTTAAACTTATCACCCCCTGAAGCAGCGTCATAAGCTGCGGCAACCTCTACAACCTCTGTACCAATAGTATCCGCAGCGTTAGTAGCACCGCTTATATTTATATCTGAACCTACAGATAGTCTATGAGGATAACGGGTTGTGATTGTCCCCGTTGTTCCTGATCTTGAGAAGGTATCAATTTGAGAAGTCGGACTAAAGTTAACCGCAAAGGAAACCTGAATACCTTTACCAGATTGATAACGGAAATACTTCCGCGTTTGTCGGATCATTGTAGCATCAGGGTTTGTAGGTGGAATAAGCTCCACACCACCGTCGTATGGACGGTGCAATGCAAACCCATCAGGACGTAATAAAACTCTTGTTTTTTGGAGTATATTCAGACCACTTTGAGCGGTAGACGGGAAATTAGTCTCCATCGTCATCTCTGTACTACTATTAACAAACTTAATTGTCCGTTCTACAATTTGACCAGTATTTACATACACATACACATCTGCGCCATTCCCGGCATCTGTAAGCTGTATTCTGTTTGTATCGGCAATAGCGTCTGCGCGAGTATCATACACCGCAAAAGTTGTTCCGGTTAGAACGTTGATAAAGTACAATCTACCTGAAGCAATTCCTGCAGGTAGCGCAGTAGCTGCAGTAAAGTACGCAGCCTCACCTGTTGTAAGTGTACTTGTGTCAGCGATTACAAACCAATCTGAAGTGCTGTAGCTTGTAATGTCATGCTTTTCACTTCCGGGTATAGATATACGAACACTGTCACCGCGAGTATAGTAGGACGCAAAGTCCGTACCCGTACCAAATAAAAGCGTATGATCAGCAGAGTAACTAACTGTACCAGCCGCCGAAGTTTCACCAATCATGCTCTGGGATTCAAAATTTAAGTTACCGTTAAATGGCCCCACACCAGCCGCTTCGGTAAGTGTAATCGCCGTACCAGCTAGTGCATCCGCTTCTGATGCTGCTAGTCTAAAGAAATCTTGTTCTATAGTAATAGCGTAATAGGTAGTACCTCCTGTTATACCAGACACATTAACTGTCCCAGTAGTGCTATATTGCACAGCGTCTCCGGTTATAAGCCCATGAGCCACGATCCTAAACCCATTTAAATCAGGGTTAAAAGACTCATTACATATACCTGTTGTAGTACGATACTCAATCTTATTAGGAGCAGTTAAAGTAAATGACTGCTGATCTGCTGCAGTTGATGCAATCTCATAGTTACCGTCTGCAGCTCCAATAAAGTCTGCGGAGAATGTGTGTGTCTCTGCCGGAGAAGGAAGCGCTGTTAAATCTACAAGATTAACTTTAGAGAACGTAGTTCTTTGGTTACTAATGTTGTAGTAAGGAATTTGTACTTCGTTAGTAGCCGCTATAGCATCAGCATAGCTATTGTATAGCTTAAAGTTTGTACCACTGATAGACCCTATCCAATAGATACCTCCATCTCCAAGTCCCGGTAAGGGGTATGTGTAAGATGTCTCATACTTAACTGCATCGCCATTAGAGAACCCTGCCAGAGATTGAGAGTATGCGTTTAGTGTGTTTGTGCTATAAGTGACGTAAAAAGAATTCGATTCATAGATAAAGATTTGATCACCAGTATATTGGCTTTTTGTTGTAGATAAGCGGAACTGACCTGTATCAGTAACTTTATCGGCGACATAGTAATCTGTACCATCTACAAGGCCAGTAATTGCTGAACCGCCACCATCACTATATGTAACTTTATCACCCTCTAAAAGCGTGTTGCCCGGAACTTTTACAGTATTTGATGTTACTAATTTTGGCAAAACTGCTGTTGCTGTATACTCTAAATCTGTAGTTCCAGCGTCAGAAAGATAAACAAAGCCACCAGTAATACTTCTAAGCATTATCCGGTTGTCGTCAACTTTCTCAACTCTATAATTAGGAATGCCGAGAGTGCCATTAGATAAACCACTAGGTAAAGACCCAGCGGTCGCCCTAAGTGTTATGTAATCGTAAGTATTTAAACCATGATTTGGCAGGTACAAACTCCAACGCCCACCGTCTACATCATAGGAATGCCTAAAAAACCCAGTGTTTTGACTGTAAGTAAGTGTGGAGGAGGTGTAGTATCTTACATAGCCATATCCACTGTACAAGTAGTAGTTACTACTAGTATATGGTTGCACACTGTTTCCTGTACTAGGCAGGTTAAACATCTCATAATTAGCGGTGCCAGTCGTGATGTCTGTGTAGTAAGCGGTGCTGATCAGTGGATGGGCCTGCAGGGCGGTAGAGGAGGAGCTAGTGCCATTGGGCATTCTCCCGAAGAAACCTGAATTATAACCACTGGTTCCCCCATTATAGGCTAGTTCTTCATACAAATTTTGTAAATTATTATATGGGTAATTGTACCAGTTGCTAGAATATTGAAAACGAAATCTACCATAACTGTTTCGGTATTCCCATATACCAATACCTCGTAAAAACGCACTCTTGACTACGCCGCCACTTACACCGTTACCACTAAGCTGCATTCTGTAGCTGGTTGAAGAACTAGAAGTAAATTCCCATGATAAGCGTATTGTGAAGTTGTTTATTCTTTGTACAACATAAGTCCCGCCGTACCATAGACCGCCAATTGGACTGTTGGTTCTTTTGTCGCCCACATACATCACAACGTCATAAGTCTGTAGATTATGAGGCTCTGTAAAAGTTATATAGTCATTTCCGGTGTCAACTGTAGTAGAACCTTCTACAAACCAAATACCACTATATCCAGTGTCAGCGTTACCTCGACCAGTACGAACACGATAACGGAAAGGCTGAACGCCACCCAAATGATAGCTATATTGATTATCTTCGCCAGTCGCGGTGTTGCTAGTGTAACTTTGAGAAAAGTTAATTACGTTATCAATATCTGTGTCAGCAGTGTCAAAAGACAGCTCAGACTTAGCAAATGTGTTAGTAAGTGCTACTTTTGTACCGTTAGTAAACTTAGTAGGATATTCAGTATTTACAGTTAGCGTACTAGGCGTTGCCTCATCACTAGTCATACCACCAACATTAGTTAGTTTAAACTCAGTACCTTCATAAATAGAAGCAACAAATATTTCTGAATAAGTATCTTTAAGGGACAGCGATTGAGTAAACGTACCCTTACCTTGATAAGTAAAAGACGTAGGACTTAAAATACTCGTAATAATAAATCCACCATCTGCTAGAATACTTTGTGAACCTTTTACAAGAATAGGTGTACCACGAACTAACCCATGATCCGATGTAGTTGTAACCGTAACAATATCACTGTTTGCTACTACAGTTATATCAGAAAGGTTAATCGCTGCGTCTCCCGCACGGCTAAAAAATGTAGGGATATTCGCTGTTAGTTCTAGTGTTTCCCATTTAGTAGACTGAAGACCGTATTCAAAATCAGTATCAATTAGGTTTTCTGGGTTAGACACACGTAACTTTGAAACCGGGTCTGTATATGCTTCAGATGGTTCAAACCGCGTAATTAAGTTATCTGCAAAAATTTGTATTGTATCAGTGTCAGCATAACTTGTGGTGTCCCACGTCAAAGGCATAGTTGTTTCGTTCTTTTCATAATCGAACGTAAAACTTGCACTAAGACCCCGTGTAGGGTCAAAAGGACTATAAATTATTTTTGACCTAGTGGCGTTGTTAACCATAAGGATTTGTTTTTCTTGCCAAATACCGTCAAGAGTAACTGTTTGTGCAGAAGCATCAAATGTATAATCAAAGATTAGTATTCTTCCCATTTCTAACTCCTACTAAGAAAAGGATAAAGCAATTGATATTGCTTCGTTTACAGTTACAGATTCAGTTGCAGGATAAGTTATAAATACTGACTTCGCCCCTGCGTTAAAAGTTACTCGTGTATTGTTGTTAGTACTCGCCAATATTATGTCCCTTTGCAAAGTATTTGCAGCGGAATAAGTACCTTGTCCTACTTCAAACTCACCATCATCGGCAGTTATGCAATAATATGTTTCGTCTCCTACGGAAAACACATCACTAAAATCTTTAAACCCACCTACAGAACCACTTAAAGTAAAGTCACCTGTACCCGTAGAAGTAGAAGTTTGTTTTACACGATCATATAGTTTCGCCATTACTCTATCCTAATTATGGCTAAGGTATTTGTTGCTGCAGGGAATTGTACGGTGAAATCCCCATCGGTAGCTGTCTTATCAGAACCAAAGTCAATAACAGCTACAGTTCTATTTGCTTTAGTAGAGTTGTAGATTAAAGCACCTCTAGCAGTAAAACTAGCTATATTCCATGTTACATTAGCAAACGAACAGACCCCAGAGTTAATACTAACAGTTGGAGATATATTTGTAAGAGGTTTACCACCAGTAGTGTAATTCGTACCAGCAGTGCTAACTTGCCCAGTTAGACCAGTACTGTAAGTAGCGTCTGCTGCAGTTAAACTGGAAGAATTAGTATAAAGCGCCATGTAGAAGGTGTCCCCACTAACAGCCGTAAAATCATGCACGGCTTCTAAAAGCTCTTTTTTAAACGTAGTAGACATGTAACTACCAGTGAAAGCCATGCTATAATCTCCTTACTACTTCAGCAAGATCAGGATGTCCTGCGTCTTTTAAAACATTATACACTGTTGTTCTATCGCTATGGATAGCTTGGTTCATGTATTGAACAATAACACTTTCTATAGATTTTGCAAAGGCTTTAGCCTGATCTCGTATTACAGGTGGAGCTGTGTCAGAAACGTTCACTATTTGACCCACGCACTGCTCTGCTAGCTCTTCAGGAGTAAAACCTCTATTGCTAGTAGAAAACACTTTAACAATATCCTTGTCTTTTGGTAAATCTAACTTTAATCCGTTTGGAAACACTATACTACCTGCCCTTCTCTATATTCATCCATAGAACCAAGCACATCTATTTTAAATATTGACTGCATAGCGGCTTGGTAACGAGTAGTATATTGCTGCATAGTATCTCCGTCACCCTTCATAAATATATACGCCTCAATTAAAGACCCATATAACAATGCAGGTGCAGCATTTTTCCCAAGCCAAGAAGTTCCAGTATCTACTATCGATGCTGGAGTATAATAGTAATGAAGCTCTACTGTGTAGCCAGCATCTGGCTTTGGGCCAAGAATAAAGAACCCAGAGTTAGTGCTTACGTTACCTTGGTATTGCGCATAGTATTTTGGCGTACCTGAAGCGGAGTTACTAGGAAATGCCTCGCGCATAAAACTTACATCTTTTTCAAGTAAGAACTCCCAATTCCCATCTTTAAGTATAGCTAAAGAAAAAGGAGCTAAGAAATCACTTGGACGCTGAAGGTATATAAAATCTTGGGTTAACACCCCACCAGAATTTTTTCTCAACTCTGGTATTTCTACAGACCGTAGTATGTTAGTTTCGGCGTTGCGAATAAACGTATCTATATTAGCTACAAACGTAGTCTCTTCGTACTCCGCGTAGTCCTTTATAGATTGTACTAGCTCTGTATAGTTCATCTAACTATCCATTTCTTGAAAAGTTACCACCACGAGAAGCTTTACCCATACCTTTGCATCTGCCGCCATATTTCATTGCTACAGGCTTGATAGAACCGCCATAGTTCTTTTTACCTATATGTTCTTGATCCGCTGCTTCTGCCATTGGAGTTAAATCAACTTCTTCAAGTTCAGGACGTAGTTTTGGTCGAGGAGAACTTGTAAGCGGTCTACGTTTTGGTTTTTTAGTCTTTTTTACATGCTCTTGATCCCCTGCTTCTGCACGGGGGGAAACATCCTTGAACTTTAGGCGTTGACTTCCTTTACCAAGTCTTTTCTTTGGGCCAGCCATCTTGGTCTCCTATACAATAGTTATGTTTCCAACCATAGCAGAATGCACAGTGCATTGATAGACTAGGGTTGTATCTGAAGGTTCATGTGGAACAATAAACTGAGTTAGTCCCGTTGTAGAGTTATAGTTTTCTGTAACTCCAGTGGTAAATGCGGCCCCACCTGATGATACTCTAATTTGCAAAGGATGACTTCCTACGTTTGCTGTGTTGTCTATAAGATAGGTGTGACCTTTATAGAAAGTAAAGTTTGGGTTGTCACCAGATGTGGCACCCGGCCCAGTAAACGTATACGCAGAAGAACCATTAGTGCCTGCAACATATGTTGTTACTGGCCCCGTGACTTCATCGTTTATTCTTATCCAGTTCCCACCATGCGCAAAATACAAGCCACCAGTTGCGTGGACGTGAGCCACTGCGCCATGATATGTAGAAGCGTTTGGTAAGTCACCTAAAGCTGCATAATAGAAAACAATCTTGTTTGCACCGGAGCTAACATCGATAACACCATTCGTATCTATGATGTCTGTCAACGTTGTGCCATTACCCAGTGCGTCATAAATTTCATTAAAGTTATCGTTAATTTTATCTGCACCAGCGCGAAGGGTGTCACCTGTCCCATCATTTGCGGATGAACCAATACCTACTGTTTGCTTTGCCATTTTTTATCCTTCATCAAATGTTTGTGACGATGAATCTAAAGTCACAGATGTGCTATCAAACGTATCCGCAGTAGAACCACTAGTTGTAACCACTGATACAGCTCCAACTGAACCTATTGAAGATACTCCAGAAGCAGCAACAATTACACTAGTTGAACTAGTAGTAGCTACAGCAACTGGCCCTACTCCACCTGTTGAAGATACTCCAGCAATGTTAACATCTACTGGTTCAGATGGCACTACAACATTGACAACCCCAACACCGCCGCTGGCGGATACACCTCTAACTGTATAAGTACTTCCTATAGTCCTACTTGCGATTAAACCAGTATCGGGTCTAGGATTTCTTAAAGCTTGGGGATCATGTATTTTAAATCTACCAAGAAAATTTTGAGGTTGGTCTGGATCAACAACATCCCTCCCAACAAGAAACCCTGTTTTAACACCGTTTCTATATTCAGGCACGAGGTCTTTTAACGGATAACGAAAACCTGTTTTATCGCAGAAACCAAAAGCATATTTACCTTTTGCGTAACTCATTACCCACCTAACATAAACGTATCGTAAGGAACAAACTTAATAGATGCTGTTTCTGTGTCTTCTCCTGCGGCTAACTCAAATTGAAACTCGTATTCTTGCTTGAGTGCTTGTGCGCGACCAGCGGCATCGGGTTTTTTCATAGCAATATAATAAGCTAATCCTGCTACAAGGCATGGAACAAAGCGAGGAGGAACAGTAGATACATCACCACCAATACCAGAAGATAAACCATCAATACCCTTCAATCTGTAGTACGCCAACGTATAAGTTGTTGAATCGTCTGGCACAGGCCAAAGAGTTACTTTGACTTCCGTTGGGAGCCTTTGGACGTAGATTTGCGTTGGCCTGCTTTGGGTGTTTTTGTTTGTTTGCTGCGCGTAGGTCGAGACGCTGACCCTTTCGAGGGTGGTGTCGATTTGGTTTGTACCCGTCCCCGTCCTAATTTGATGCTCAATGAGGTCAATTGTGTCCACAGGTAACGTATAAGTCGCTGTACCTGCCGTAATGGGTAAAGTACCAGCTTCAATAGTAAAGAGATTAAGGCCACGGTTCTGCCACTCCAAGGTTAAAAGGTTAAGACTCCGACGAGCTGTTTTCAGGTCATAGCCAGCTTTCATTTCAAGGCCAGCTCGTTCGTAAGCTTCCTCAAAAAGTTCTGGTAAGTCTGGGGTTACTACTGCCATGATCTGTTCCTATGTAACTACACTTCTGTGTCGTTTGGTTTTCTTTGCAACTTTTTTAGGTTGAGCCACATACTGCTTACCTGCCTTAGTGCCTTGTCGTTTTGCTCTTGTGGTAGCTGCGTACTCACTGCTGCTAAGAGACTTAATAGCCGAAGAAGGTAAATACCGTTCACCAGTAGCATTAGCACCTTGGGTAGACGGTTTCCCACTTTTAGTACGCCACTTTTGCTTTGTCCAAGCTTTTAGGCTTTTTTGTGGTTTCTTCAGTCCCATTAATTCTTATAGCCCCCTCCTGCAGCTTTATATTGTTTTGCCAGCATTTGGGCCTTACGTGCCGACCACTGACCCGGTTTACCGCCCTTACTACCAGCTTTTATCTTTTGAAACAAACGCTTCCGCATAGTAGGTTTAGTGTAGTTACCAGCTTCGTTTACTTTACTCTTGGTCTTACCGCCTTTTTTCATGCGGCAGATTTCAAGGTCTTTCGCATCGTTGCCAGTAGGAACCTTACCACCGTGACCCATCTTGTGAGCAGAATCTTTCATAATGCTACCGTCAGGCATACGATGATACCCTGAAGGAACTTTACCACCTTTTACCTTTCTTACTGGCATTAACGCATTGTACCCTTTGTTTTACCACGAACCACGCAACCATCACCACGACCAATTTTACCACCGTGTTTAGCGACAGGTACAGGAGCTTGCGTTGCTTGAGCAGGTGTTGTTTGTGCTGCGGCTTTTTTCTTTTTGTTTCTCTGATGGATCAATTGAGGAATAATACCCATTGGCACCATTCCTTTTTTCCCGCCCGTTAAAATACCACCAAGAGACTTTTTCTTAGTTTTACCGCCATATTTAGCTGTGCGAACGGGAGTTTGGTTTTTATTTTTTTTCTTACCATCTATAGTTTCAGCAAGCATACTACCTACAGAAGACTTTTTATACATTTTGTTTCCTTTCAATTGACTGCTCATCTGTGCGCGAGACATAGCCATTAACATTTCCACCGTTTACGAGCTTGACGCAAACGACTGTTTGGGTCTTTAGCTGCTTTAGGGAACTTCTTCATCTG